AAGAAGTCTTTCTATTAGCCGTTGTTTCGGTGATCCATCGCTCAGGGGTGGAAAATCAATCATTGTGGACATTGACATAGACGATGATTTGAAGGTAGCTAAAAGGTTCTTTGTGAACTCCTGCACGCATTATTTTCTCAACGACGATCATAATATGGATGTAGATTTGATAGTAAAAGGAATCAAGAAATGAACTCCGAAGAGCTTTTAAGAACGATACAACGGATCGCAAGAAATGAAAGGCTTAACTCGAAGCCTTGTGATTTTGTATTTGGGGAAGTCGTTTCTGAGGAATACGAAAAATTACAGATCAAAATTTCAGACAAAGTAATTTTGACAGAAGCATTTTTAGTATTGACAAATGCGGTTCAAGATCATTTTGTGGACATCGAAGTCTATTCAAAGACCATCGACGATAACGATTTAAGCGAGTTCCAAGCAGAAAGAGATGCTAACGTAGATATTTTTAATTCTCACATCCATCCAATTACATCCTTGCCTGTGACTTTAAACGGCGTACCCGTTGGTGTAGGCATTGGGGCGACCGCCTCAACATTAACCCCAAATACAAAGGTGCTTAAAACAAGCCACCTGCATAATATTGCAGGTAGAAAGCGCATTCGCATTTATAACGGGCTCCACAAAGGAGAGAGCGTTCTTTTGCTTCGGGCTCAGGGCGGAAATTCATTTATCGTTTTGGATCGAATGAGCGAACATTTAACGGGTGGCGAGTGGGAAGTTTCGGCGACCGCCGGAATTGAGAACCAGACACAAGCTCCGTTTGAAGTCTCGGACGCTTCGGTTTTAGCTGGCTGGAAAGAGAACGTGACAGATCCGAGCAACTGGCCAAGAGCATCTAAACCAGCCGCTTTCAACCCATCAGGAGAGGCCCCAGAATGAGTTTACTACCTGGAAATACATTGTCCGAAAGCGTTGTCGAGGCTACAGAATCCACTCAGCCGAATTTGACGTACAAAATGAACGTCGATAATGACGATGGAATTGACGGGTCTATCTCTGGATTTGTCGATGGTTTAGAAGCGTACGAGCAATTTGTGTACAAAGTTTTGAACACCGAATTTGAGGTTCACGAAATATACGGATCCGCTTTTGGTGTTGAATTGGACGATCTTTTTGGAGAGAGCTTAATTTATGCAATTTCAGAAATTGACCGTCGATATTCAGAAGCTCTCATGAGAGATGAAAGAACCGTTTCGGTGAGCAATTTTGAATTTAAGCAATTGGCAAATAATAAACTTGCAGTATCTTTTATCGTTGAATCTATTTACGGTGAATCGCAAGAGTCCACCGTTGTTTAAGGAGTGATTATGTTGTATGCAGACCAAACAGCCGATGTAATTTTAAGCCGTATTTTAGCTCGTGTCTTGTCGAAATACGACAAGCGTGTGGGAGCAATTATTTACGACTCCACAGCCCCGGCATCTATTGAATTTGAGAATTTGTATGTGGCGATTGATAACGGGATAAATCAGGCATTTGTAGACACCGCCGAACGAGAATATTTGATCCTCTGGGGATCTGATCACAACATCTATCCTGTTGCCGCAACTTATGCGATCGTTCGTGGTATTTTCACGCCGTCCACGCTTGAGATAGCGATTGGCGAGCGTTTTTCATGCGGGACCTACATTTATGCGGTCACAGAAAAAGAGAGCGCAGGCGTGTATTTGCTGCAATGCGAAACGGCAGGCGTTGGACCTAACAGCCAAACGGGTAGGCTTATCCCTGTCGATGGAGTCAATGGGCTCACGAGTGCGACGCTGGAAGAGGTCGTGATCTTGGGCAACGATGAAGAAGATACCGAAACGTTTCGTCAGCGTTGCAAAGATTCACTCACGTCCGAATCTTTCGGAGGAAACATTTCGGACTACAAAGACAAAGTAAAGGCAATTCAAGGCGTTGGTGGGGTTAAAGTTTTTCCGGCTTGGAATGGCGGAGGAACCGTAAGAATCGCTGTCACAAATAGCGCATACGAAGAAGCAAGCGAAGAGCTTATCACGAGCATCCAAGAAAAAATTGATCCTCAATTAATCGACGAAATGGACACGATGGGACTCGGATACGGTGAGGCTCCAATAGGGCACATCGTTACTATCGGTAGTGCTTCTGTCGTCGCCGTTAATTTGTCCGTAGGAATAACGCTTGCAAGCGGTACAGCCTGGAGTTCTGTTGAATCCTTGGTTTTTTCTGTACTCGATACCTACTATTATGAGCTAAATAAATCGTGGGAAAATAACACACAAACTATTGTAAGAGTCTCGGAGCTATCGGCTAGAATCCTTGCTGTTGCTGGGATAGACGATGTATTCTCAATTTACATCAATGGTATTCCTGCCAATTTGCTTGTTGATGAAAACGGAATCGTTTCTCGTGGTTCTTTTGTGAGGCACTAAAATGCAATTTTCTAGAGATGTAAAAATTGAAGCCTATTGGCCGAACGTCGTATCAAAAATGCGAGAAATGGGTCAAATCGCAAATACCGAAAACGAAGAATTTGATTTGCTGTGGGTTGCCATTGGAAATTTTATTTCTGATCTTTTTATAAAAACGGCCACCGAAAACGGGGTTTCCAGGTGGGAAACTATTTTGGGTATTGTCCCGGCTTCCGGTGCAACACTGAACGAACGAAAACAGCTTATTTTGACTCAGGTAAACATCAGAACTCCATATACATGGCGTTATGTAAAAAAAATTATTGCCGATTTTTTCGGCATAACAACATTTGAAATGGATTACGAAATAGATTTCCAGACTTTGACCGTATCTGGAAATGGGGCCACTGAAAGCCAAATTTCGCAAATAACGGAAATTTTAAAATGGATTCTACCCGCTCAAATAAAACTTGTCGTGAAAATCGTTTAATTTATGCGTAAAATAAGCTATTTTAGATTAGCAGGTAAAACATGATCTTTGACTTTATAAAATCGGCAATTGTTGGAAAAACTGAAACGCAGTCTACGAAAGAAATGAGATGGCTTGAGACTAAAATTTCTTTTTGGCTAACTTGCCCGCAAAGAATTGCGCAGATTGCCGCGATCCAATATTATCGTGGCTTTCACGATATTTTATCAAAGACTCGTGAAATTGTTGGAAAAGACGGTGTTCTTGAAGTTGTCGACAACCTTCCAAACAACATAATTGTTGATAATCAGTACAAAAAAATGGTGGACTTAAAAAAGAATTATCTCTTTGGAAAACCACTTTCAATTACTGGAAAAGATACATCTAAAATTGAAAAGGTTCAAAACATATTAAATAAAAGATTCCAAAGGACAATTGGAAAGCAGGGGTTGCAAGCCATACAGGCTGGAATTTCGTGGCTTTATATAACGTATGACGACAACGGAAATTTGAAGTTTGTGAGCCTCAGCGCATCGGAGATAATGCCCATCTGGAAAGACTCAGAGCACACAGAATTGCAAATGGCCGTGCATTTTTATTTACAAGAGCGAGAATATGCGACTAGCGTAATTGATTACGATGAAAAAGTGGAAGTCTTTAAGCCCGATGGAATTTATTATTTTGTGCGTAAAGCAGGATCTTTAATTCCAGAGACAATTCCGTTTCGTCCTTATTTTACAATGGAAAGCGAAGATCCAGAGACTAAAGCCCCTGCCACTATCGAAATGAAATGGAACAAGATTCCACTCATAGCGTTCAAAAGTAACTCTTCCGAAATAGCTTTGATTGAATGTTGCAAGAGCCTCCAAGACGCGCTAAACGAAATTCTTTCGACGTTTAAAGACAACCTTGACGAGGACGTAAGAAAAACTATTTTGATTCTGGACAATTACGACGGAACCGATTTAGGAGAGTTCAGAAAGAATTTAGCTCAGTATGGAGCCATCAAAGTCCGCTCGGCTGATGGGGCCAAAGGCGATGTCAGAAAGCTAAGTATCGAAGTGGACGCAACTAATTACGAGCTAGTCGTTAAGCTGCTTAAAAAGGCTATTGTGGACAACTGCAAGGGCTACGATGTCAAAGACGACAGCGTGGGCGGTAACGCAAACCAGATGCATATTTCGGCGATGTTTAACGACTGCGACATTGACGCAAACGAAAACGAAACGGAGTTTCAGGCATCGCTAGAAAGTGTGATGTACTTTGTATCTGCTCATTTATCAAATTCAGAACAAATTAATATTGACGAAGAGCCAATTCAATTTATTTTTAATCGTGATTTGCTGATGAGCGAAACTGAAATCTTGGACAGCCTTGTAAGTGCCGGTGTTAAAATATCTCAAAAAACACTTTTGTCGCAAGTGCCTTTTATTGACGACGTAGATCAAGAAATGAAGCAAGTCAAAGAGGACGAAAAAGGAGAGCTAGACAAATACGGAGATCAGTTTACTAATAGCGCTCAGGGCCAGAATCAAGATGATAACATGAAGGCGTAGCCATGGTCAATAGCGAATACTGGGCCGAGCGATCCACGATTCTAGAAGCCTCAATGAATGAGAAAGCAACTTCATTCATAAACAAAGACCTGTTTAATTTGTACGAAAATAATTTTGCAGAATTGAGCAAAGAAATTCGCGTTTTCTATTCTCGTTTTTCAACATCGAACGGAATTTCTTTTTCAGAAGCAAAACGCCTTTTGACTTCGGATGAACTATCTGAGTTTAAATGGAACTTAAAGACTTACACAAAAAGAGCAAAAGAGAATGCGCTTACTGGCGCATGGGCTCAAGAGCTTGAGAACGCTTCCTTACGTCAAAGAATCTCTAGACTCGAAGCAATGCAGATAGAAATAAAGCAAAAAATGAATGAACTTTATTCTACCGAAATAGACAAGAGTGAAAATATTTTAGGTTCTATCTATTCAGAGTCTTGCTTTATGACTTCTTTTGAGATAGAAAAAAAGTTTGGTATTGGTGTAAAAGTTTCCGGCATAAACGACCAAGCTCTAAAAAAAGTTATTTCAAAACCTTGGGCTTCGGACGGTTCAAATTTTTCTGATAGGATTTGGGGAACCCACAGAGCTAAATTAACGAATGATCTAACCAGCATTATTTCTCATTCTATTATCCGTGGAAATGGCCCTAGGGCCGCAATTGCAGACGTTTCAACTCGCTACAACGTTGGAAAAAGCGCAGCCGCAAATTTAATTCAAACCGAAACTACTTACTTTGTAAGTAAAGGGCAATTAGACTCATACAAAGAACTCGATGTGGAAATGTATGAAATTATAGCGACGCTGGACATTCATACAAGTAGTCTTTGTCGCGGTCTTGACGGAAAAACATTTGTGTTAGCTGACTTCAAACCAGGGATTACAGCCCCTCCATTTCATTCGAAATGTAGAACTGTAACCGCTCCATATTTTAATGACGAGTTTAGCGATGATTTAGAGACTCGGGCTGCCCGTGACGAAAATGGAAAAACTATAAGCGTTCCAGCCTCAATGAAATATGAGGATTGGTACTCCGAATTTGTTACAAAGTAACGATTTACTAATAAAAAAAGTATATTTTAGAAAAGAGGTTTTCAGATGGCCATTGATCTAACTTGCGACATTTCAAGTAAAAGAATCACACCAGGCGTTATCAATCTCAAAGAGTTTGAGAATGGCACCACATCAATGGTCTGGACGGTTTCCAGCCGTTATACTACTGGACTTGTTGACTTGAATGATTTTGATGCCTACCTGAATTTGAGCATTCGCGGGCACATCGACCAAATTAAATTAACCAAAGTATTGAATGTCGATGACTCAATTTCACTCACTTGGGATGTTGGAACTCTTTCTACTTTTTTGGTTGGCTACGCTAAATACCAGATCGTTTTTAAAGCGATAGGTTCAGGTAGTTTGTATGTAAATTGCCCAACAGATGCGAACGCTAACGGAACTTACACCGTTCAAAATCCAGAAGCTATTCAATCACTCAGGACATACAAAAACGACAACAATTACAGAATTTTTATTGGAGCTAGTGGAAAATGGACGCTCGAAGATACAAGCGCTTTTACAGTTGCTTACCAACTAATTGAGAGCATTTTTCCGGCTGGCGACAACTGGAATAATTGCACCGTTGCAGACACCACAGCGGCAGTGTTTAATACCTACGAAGCCTTGATGTATGTGAGCGAATCTATCGCCTCTGACCCCTCTATGATGGCTCAATTCCCAACGATGCTTCGTCAATGGGAACTTCTTTTATCCGATAAAATAATGTCAAGCGGATTAAATGCTGTGCGCTACGAAGTGACCGAATCGATGTTCACGGCTAATTCTGGAACTGATCCGACTTATTTTTTAATGTTGGAGGACATCGACACCACAGGAAAGCCGGGCTTAATTATTGGTGCCGAGGCTTTTAAGCTCGAAGGAAGCGCGTATTACACACAAATTGCTAACTGCAATTTTTCGGATAATTGGGCTGGATCGGCTGGGATTACTGTTCCAGAGGCTTTCAACGGCTATGTTGTGGTTTACTACTCTGAAGGTGGTGGGCAATGGGTACAAAGTGCGGTTCATACTTCTATTGATGCAACGGTCCCACCCGTTGAAGTGAAAATAGTAACCAAAATAAATGCGGATATAAGCCGTAGGCTTGGGACTATCGACAGCTCGGTAACTACATTAATTTGTGTGTTAAATCCATTACCTGATGAAATTTATGAGCATGAATACAGATTCAAATTTTCAACAGCTGACACTTTAGGAATAAGCGCATTTAAAGTTGTTGGCCCTTCGGTTGCTGCGGTTGCGACGGCTAACGATTTAAGTTCAAAAGTAATAAAGTTTACAGCCACCCAATTAAATTCAATTTATGCTTTGGTGGCAGACCAAATACTCGTAGATGCTACTTTAAGCGTGACCTATACAGCCGAAACTCACACGCTTAGCGTTGGTGCGGAGACGTTAGTTCTTGATGGTCTTTCGGACTCTGATGTTTACTTTGTGTGTGACACGAATTTTGGAACTGTTACCGCTTTAGGATCTGTAGTTCCTTCTGTTTTTGAGTCTGTCACATGGATGCAGTCAGCTCCATCACTGCTTCCTAGTAAAACTTATGAATTTTCAGTTGTCGATAATTGCGCTATTTTTGTAGGATCTGTATGATAAACTTGCATCGAAGAGCTATGATTTCTGCTGCAAAAAGTCGTTTGGATTATTGGGATGGCGTAACCGTGACTACACCACAATTGGTCGATGGATACTACGAAATATATGACGGGGCCACATTGATGGGATTTCGAAAATTGCCAGCCGATGGGCAGTACCATAAAGCTAGACTAACTGCTGATTTCGCAATTAACGACTGGAAAGATTTTGAGACTTGGACAGCAACAAACGCACCCCCAAATCGCCTCGTGTCATATGCAGTCGGCGCGTCGCAAGGCGAATTTGACGGTCAGGGACATACTATTTATGGATTATACATTGCCCTGTTGGCAAGTGATGCTTTCTTCATTAATACGTCCGCCGCAGAGACATCTTTGCATAATATCAAATTCAAAGGATGCGGAATATTTAGACCGAATCTAGTGACCTGTTATAAGTCGTACAATCTCATTTTTGAGGGCAATCACATATACCTCTCTATCAATAATGTTGGTTTGCTTTTAAGAGAAATGTATGGGACTCCAAATATTCATTCGATTTTATTTAAAGGAAAATCAACCGGATATTATCAGCATGGTGCGCTTATCGGTAGTTCACTTAGTTCCGAGACAATAAAAAATATTGGAATTATTGGAACCGTCACAGACACGAATCAGAATTTTTATATGGGTTCGATTATTGGTGGAAATCAGCCTGTGGTTTTGCAAAATTGTTGGCAATCTGCCACCCTGGTGAAGCCAGGAAGTAATGCACGCGCTTTAGCCGCCCCCGGATCTACATTTACGAATTGTTATTGTGATAGTACAAAAATTGCAACGGGCTATGTGCAGGGTACGCCTAAAACAACCGCAGAAATTCAGACTCAAGCATTTGTGGATTTGCTTAATGCGAATTTGCCAGCTGGGTGTACGCCGTGGAAATTGGATACGGACAATTATCCAACACTTGATTTTTAATTTGTACTAAATTAATTTATATTTAATTTGAGGTTTCACGATGAAAGAAAAATTTCTCACTTTGTTACCAGCAGCAACGCTTGATTTGACAACCGAAACTGACGAAGTTTGGTGTGTTGACTACGTTCTTTGCGACTCGCCCTTATGCTCATTCAGTGGGCAAGCATCTAGTCCTGATGTTGGGCTTGCGGATCGTAGCGGGGCTTCAAATGGACTGTATGCAGCTACGGATGCAGCTTGCAAAATAGCCTCTACTGGGTCTATTAACGGCCCATTCCAAAAAATATATGTCCATTCGCTGAGTGACAGCATAAGAGTTCATATTTCGAAATTGAAAGATTTAAACGTGGACAAAATAAGAAAATTATCATGATTCCAAGTTTCACACAAAGTAAAGTTACCAACCGGCCCATTTCGATAGACTCCATGCTTCGCATTGGGCCTACCGTTTTGGACGGCAATTTTATCAAGAGTCTTTTTACTGGAATGGATTTTGTATCAAACTCTTGGACTGAAAGTTTTCTGATTAGAAAAACAAAGGCCACACCTGCCGTTGACTTCGCTTGCATCATGCGTCAAATGCGGGGCAACGACCGATTGACGGTTACCGTCAGAACTTCTGGACGGCTTAATGCAAGGCTACGAAACGCCTCCGGCACCGTGCAACGAGAAGTGGAAATAACCAACATCCCGACGCTTGACCACGACATTGCAATCTATTCCTCGTGGGATAAAACGACACTCTCGTTTCTTGCTTGGGATGTAACCAGCAATACACTTGTGGGCTCTGGCTCATCGTCGGCCACGGCATCGCTTATTGCATGGACTGAAGCCGACGGGCTCTACATCGGAAATCGTCTCGATGGAACTCTCCCGTGGACTGGCTGGATGTACGGCGGCACTTTCATGTATGGGACTGCGTACAACTTAACACAACTGCAATCGTTCGCTTCCAAACGCATTTTAACACCAGGTACTCATTTTAGAATGATCCCTCAATTCTACGGTCAGTTTGGAACCTCCATAATCCGAGAGGGCCTAGGACGTATTTTTGATTTGAACCCTACGGGTTGGTTCTCTACTGAAACATTTTGGGGTTGGTTCCTAAGAGACTACGACGCACTTGCAAAATACGAGGACGCTCAAAATCGCCTTGTGATTCCTCTCGCCGCAACCGGTACAGGTGCAGGCGTATTCACGCTTCGTTTGTACTCAACCGTAACGAGCACAGCGTACATCTCTGGCATTGGGAGATTCTACACGGATGCCGCGGGAACGCTTGGTGAGGCTACAAGCAGGACGCTTACCGCTAACGCGCTGACTACTTTGTATGTAAGGCTTGCAAGTGGTTCGGCTTACGTCCTCGTGGACAACGCTAGTGCTATTCCGTGCTTTGGATCGAATACACACGGTGGGTGGCATTACGCTTTTACCGAAGCCACTAATGCACCTAAAATAAATGGTCTGGATATTTCGTATTTGAAATATGCTACTGCGATACGAATATATCCAAATA